GCCACATACACACTGCCCGCCGACACGGTGGATCTGATTGAGCATGTGATTCGCACGGGCGCGGGTAATGTCTCCACGCAGACTGACCTGACCATCACACGCATTTCAGTCTCCACCTACTCATCCATCCCGAACAAGTTGCAACAGGCAAGGCCGATCCAAATTTGGATCAACCGCCAAGCCGACGCTCCTCAGTTCACCGTGTGGCCCACGCCTGACAATTCTCAGACGTACACGCTCGTCTACTGGCGTTTGCGCCGGATTCAGGACGCTGGTGCGGGTGGTACGTACACACAGGACATCCCGTTCCGTTTCCTCAATGCTCTGGTGGCTGGGCTGGCGTACTACCTGTCCATGAAGATTCCTGGTGCGATGGAGCGTATGCCTGTATTGAAAGAACAATACGATATGGCGTGGGATCTTGCCTCGACGGAAGATAGAGATAAGAGCGCTGTTCGCTTCACACCAAGGCAGTATTTCATATCATGAGCAACCGCTTTGCCCCCTTGCATTTCGCAGTGACATCTGCGAGAATAGAGCCTTCCTTGTTTGGAGGCCGCATGGGTGCAAACCAATTTACAGAAAACAACCTTTCCCACATTGATGTCCCTAACGTCTGCGGGGTTTATCTTTTGCGGGACACCGTAACGGGCGGAACCTATGTGGGGTCCGCAAGGCGCATACGCACGCGCATCAGTATTCACTTTTACGACATGCAGCGGAGGCCGCAGCAACAGACATACCGCCGCATGCTAGAGACGTTTCACACACACGGTGCCAAGGCATTTGGTGCGGAGTTGCTTCAGCAGTGTGCTCCTGAGGATCTTTTGATGGTTGAAAAGCAGTGGATTGAAAAGCTGCAACCAACCGAAAATTTGTACGTTTGCACTGATGGTCGAGACGTCTATACGGCAGCTACGCACGCCAAAAAATCAGCAGCGGCGGCAGCGCTTTGGAAAAATCCCGAGTATCGCGCAAAAGCAATAGCAGCCCGAGTAGGTAAGGGTGGCCCAATTGGGTTTAAGTGCAACCCAGAACAAGTAGAAAATCGAAAGAAAGCAGGCAGAATTTCTAACATGAAGCGCAAGTACGGTGCAGCATGGAAAGAAGCGTACATCCAACGCTACCCAGAATGTGCGGAGGATGTAAATGTCGAATAGGTTTGCTAATGGTGCAAAAAGTTTTGGCTACTGCGATCTTTGCGGATTCCGTTTCGACCTCAAAAAGCTCAAGAATCTCGTAGTCAAAACCAAGCAGACACAGATCAAAGCGTGTCCTCAATGCTGGACCCCAGATCAACCGCAATTACAACTGGGCATGTACCCAGTTTCTGACCCCCAGGCTATCCGCGATCCTCGGCCTGACACGAACACTTGGTACTCGTCTGGTCTGACTGCTACGGGCTCGTTTGGTGAAGGTAGCCGGGTAATTGAGTGGGGTTGGAACCCGGTGGGGGGTTCCAGAAGTTTTGATGCCGCCTTGACGCCAAATGCCTTGGCGCCAAGCGGTTTAGTTGGTACAGTCACCGTACCAGGGATCGGGGTCAACACGGCACTACTGCCCACAGCCTTGACACAGGCGGCGGTTGGTACGCAACCAGCGAGAGCATTGTTTAGGGATACGCTGATTAACGGAAGGCCATTGGGCGACATCAACAATACAGGAACTGTAACGACTGCTGATGCGTTGGCGTATTCAAGATATGTGAGTGGCACTGTTCAACCTGATGCGTACAACATTTACACCGCCAATATTTTGAACCCGTACATGGTTGCAAACTCAAGTACATATGCTGCGTACTTGATTTTTTCGTAAGGAGCGATGATGGAAAAAGCAATGCGTAAGGTTGCCAAAGAAGAAGTTGGCAAACATGTGAAGGCCATGCACAGCAAGGGCTTCAAGAAGGGCGGTCCTACTACTGAGGATCGCATAAAGTACGGGAAGAATCTGTCCCGCGCTATGAACCAGAAGACGGGGTGAAACATGGGCAAGATCACGAAACTGCCGCCTGCCAAGCAGGCATACCCGCAAGGCCCGATCAACCCGCGTGACCTGTGCGTGGTGGTGGGGAGTGTTTCCAAGGAGTCCGCTCCGGGACCAAAGACCACGGGCATCAAGCAGCGTGGGTCCGGTGCTGCTACGCGGGGCTTCATGTCTCGCGGGCCGATGGCGTAAACCATGAACTACACCGAGTTGCGTACTGCCGTTCAGGATGCGTGTGAGAACACGTTTTCTGATACGGATTTTGCTAATCTGACCAGACTCAGTGAGCAAAGAATTTACAACTCGGTGCAGCTTCCTGCACTGCGCAAGAACGTCACGGGCACGCTGACCTCGGGCAATCAGTACCTCGCAGCGCCGACAGACTTCCTGTCCGTCTTCAGCCTTGCTGTGGTGGATGGCTCCGGCAACTACGAGTACCTACTGAACAAGGATGTGAACTTCATCCGCTCGGCCTTCCCAAATCCCAGCACGACTGGTACGCCGAAGTACTACGCCCTGTTTGGACCTGACTCGTCAAATTTAACGGAGTTGACCTTCATCCTTGGTCCTACTCCATCTGCTGGCTTGACGGCAGAACTGCACTATTTCTACTACCCGCAGAGCATCGTGACTGCTGGTACGTCTTGGTTGGGCGACAATTTTGATTCTGTGCTGTTCAACGCGGTGATGTTGGAAGCGGCGCGGTTCATGAAGCAAGAACCTGACATCATGCAGATGATGGACAAGGAATACGTTCAGTCCCTGACGTTGCTGAAGAATCTCGGCGATGGTAAGCAGCGGCAGGACGCATACCGCAGTGGTCAGGTTCGAACAAAAGTGATTTAAGGAGTAACAAATGCCCATTACCCAAGGAATGTGCTCTTCGTTCAAGCAGCAACTTTTGCTGGCTGAACACGACATGGACACCGATACGTTCAAGATTGCGCTGTACACCTCTGCGGCAACTTTGGATGCGTCTACCACGGTGTACACGACCTCTAACGAAGTAGCGACTGGTGGAGGTTATACCGCTGGTGGAAATACGCTAAGCGGCGCTACGGTGTCACTAACTGGGACTACGGCGTATGTAGACTTTTCAGATACGTCATGGGCAGCAGCGACCATTACGGCCCGAGGAGCGTTGATCTACAACTCCAGCAAATCTAATAAGGCGGTTGCTGTTCTTGATTTTGGATCGGATAAGACCTCTACTGGTGGCACGTTCACCATCCAGTTCCCAACCAACAACGCGACGGATGCCATCATTCGGATTGCGTAACCGGAGCCAGTCATGGCTGACAACGTAGGGTATACCCCAGGATCTGGTGCGGTAATTGCTGCCGACGATATCGGCGGCGTGCTGCATCAGCGTGTAAAAATTGGGGTTGGCGCGGACAACACGGCGGTTGACGTTTCTGACGCAAACCCGATGCCTGTGTCAGATGCTGTTGCTGAGGCTTCTCGGCAAGACATGCTGACCATGTTTGTGCGGGTGTTGAACTATCTTAACTCTCCGCAGGGGTATGACAAGTCGTTGCAGCGCCAAAGGTCTACGGCTGTAATTGAGTCTGGAACAGTCACGACTGTAACTACGGTGACAACGGTTACTAACCTGACAAACATCAACGGCAACATTGGCACATATCAGGCGACGCAGCAGGTATATGGGCAAAACTTGACCGCGTGGGCTAGTGTTGTGCGCTCACGGATTACTTGAGGTAACAAATGGCAAACACCTTCAAAAAAGTTATCGATAGGTTGATGTGGGCGCAGGTTGCGCCTACGCCTAATGCTTCAGCGGCAGCAATGTCTCTAGCATCTGACCTGCGGTCGGACGTTTCGCGTAATCCGTTTGTGTATCAGTTGACTAGCAACACGGTGCTGAACCGATACAACATTGTTACCAAAGGCTGGGCGCTAGTTCAGTCGCCCGCGCTGGCTGGCACGTTCGGTGCCGGATCTGCAACAGCGTTTGCGCCAAGCCTTGGTTTGGTCGGCACAATTGCTGCGGGCGCAACGACCACCAGCGTTGTTCTTTCTACCGCGCTGCCTACGGCGGTCGGCCTAAACATGCTTGCCAATCGTGGCGGCAGCGGCGAGTACGGCTTCAAGCTGCGAATTATCGACACCACGGCTGGAAAAACCGCCGAGCGGTACATCACGGGCAACACGGCGGGCACGACACCAACCATCACGGTGCTGTCCTCGTTTGGATTTACGCCTTCCACCGGAGCCCGGTACGAGATCATTGCTGGTCGCGTGTTCATGCTTGGCGCGGGCACTACGGCGGCAAACAGCTGGCGCTCGTTTGAGGTCGCATCCAACACGCTATCTACGGGTCTAAGCACCACCGGCCTGCCTGCGACCATCGGCACCGACTCGGACATCATGGTGCTGGACGAGCAGTACACACCATACGATTGCTCACCCGGCGACGGGATGATCAAGGGCGCGTACAACTATGACACGGGCGTGGTGCAGCGTTACGCTCTAACAGCTACGGCTTCCGGTGCCAGCACGCTGACTGGTCAAGCCTCTTTAGGCGATGCCGTAGTCGCGGCCAACGAATACCGAAATTTTCAAATCCGCATCGTTGAGGACACGACCACGCCTGCTGCTGTAGGTCAACGACGCATCATTGCATCGCACACGGCGGGGCCTTCTCCCATTTACACGTTGGGTACCGCTTGGACAACCCAACCCTCTAGTAGCGCCAAGTATGTTATCGAACTGCCGAATCTGATGTTGGTGCGTTCGTCTGCCACGACCACGGTCTACACCTACAACTACGGTGATGCTACGGTCAACAATGGTACCAACAACATTGCATCGGCGGCATGGTCAACCACGTACTTTGGCGCGGCTCCTGCTGCAAACGCGGCATCAGGTATGTGGATGCCTTCGTGGGGAATTCAGCCAGACGCTAATCGTTACGCTCGGCAATCGTTCTGTTATTTCTTCCGTGGAGGCGCGGCAACTTTGGATGTGCTGGATATTGCAGCCTCAATCACCGGAACTTGGACTGGCGCAATTACTTACGACGGTTCTCCCGGCGCGTTCCCCGCTTTGGGGTCATGCGGAGGTTATTCGCCTTTTGAAAACGAAGGGCGCATGTTTTATTTGAATTTGTACGTAGCATCGGCGGTAAACCAAATCTACCGTTTTGACGTACAAAACCGAGTATTGAGTCCGTTCACACCAACAGACTTCTTGCAGTCTGGCGCTGCGGCACTAGGCAAGCGGATTGCGTGCTACGCGGCTTTGGATGGGACTGACACTTACGATGTGGTCCTGCTGAACGCACATCTTTCAACGGTCTGCCAGGAAATGGTGGTACTTGTATGAGCCTTGCTGACTTGATTCAACTGGTCAGTTATAAGCTGTCTGCGCTAAATTCTGCGCGTGCCTCTGCTGTTTCTGTAGGGGACTTGAATCAGGTGGTAGCACTTGATGCGCAAATTTCGCAGACGCAACTGACGCTGGATCAGCTTAAAACGCTGGAGTAATCCATGCTGCTTACCCTGCTCCAATCTGCAGGGGCAGGTTCTGTCGTCGTCCTTGCGACGGGTGTTCAAGCCACTGGACAGGTAGGAAACGTCACCGTAACAGGTGATGCGCTTGTCCTTCTTTCAGGCGTTCAAGCTACTGGTCAAGTAGGCAATGTCACTGCCACGGGCGGTGCGCTTGTAACTGTCACGGGCGTTGAAGCTACCGGACAGATTGGAACTGTTTCTGTTACCGGAACTGCACTTGTTTCTGTTACAGGTGTTCAGGCTACTGGGCAAGTAGGAACGGTCACTGTTTCTACGGAAACCCTTGTTGCGGTTTCAGGCGTTCAAGCCACGGGCCAAGTAGGAACGGTCACAGTAGAACTGGTTCTTACGGTCCCCGTCACAGGCGTTCAAGCCACGGGACAACTGGGCACGGTCACAGTAGACCTAACGCTTACGGTCCTTGTCACAGGAGTTCAAGCGCAAGGGTTCATAGGCACCGTCTCGGTCACGGGCGGCGCTATCATAGTTCCCACTGGCGTGCAAGCGCTTGGGCTGGTAGGATACGCCAACGTCTGGGGGCTGGTGCCAAATGTCCAGAATCCAAACTGGGGGGTAGTAAGTGACACGCAAACACCGGGGTGGGTTGTAGCGGGGACAAGTCAAACGCCTGGATGGTCAACAGTGCCCGCTACGCAAACCCCCGTGTGGGTTCCGGTTCCAACAGTCCAAGGCCCAAACTGGACGCAGATAGTCAACTGAGGTTCAAATGCCTTCATACACCACAAGCCTTCGACTAATCCAGCCTAATACCGGGGAGTACTCTGGTTCTTGGGGGACGCAGGTTAACAACGGCTTGACCGCGCTGGTAGACACTTCCATCGCCGGAACCGCCAACATCACGATGACGGCGGCAAACTACACGCTGTCTAACAACAACGGTGCAACTGACGAAGCTCGGGCCATGTTCCTCGTATTGGGTGGAACTCCGGGGGCTTCGTTCGATGTCATTTGCCCTGCGGTCAGCAAGCTGTACTTTGTAACCAATAACACGGGCTTTGCGCAGACGGTTAAACCTTCTGGTGGCACAGGTTTTTCCGTGCCTAATGGTGCTCGGATAGCGCTGCGGTGCGCGGAAACCACGCCCGGGTCTGGTGTATTTAACGTGATGGTAGAGGCGCTGAACTACACCAGCATTGCCAATACGTTTACTGCCGCGCAAACATTCCGCGCTGCTAACGCTATCCGCTCTGAGGCAGCGGCGACACAAGACGCAGTTGTCATTGCTGGCAGGGCTGGTGGTACATCCTCCTACGCTGTTACGGTAACGCCGACAACACTGACGGAGAATAGGACGTTGACCCTGCCTAACGCCACGGACACCTTGGCGGTATTGGGCACCGCGCAGACGTTCACCGCCACTCAAACCTTCGCGGGTTCAAGCAGCGCGTTAGCAACAATTTTGACGGATGCCGCAGAGGTGGTAACGGTTTCTGCTACGGCAGCGACGGGCACAATCAACTACGATGTGACCACCCAATCGGTCCTGTACTACACGACCGACGCTTCAGCCAACTGGACCGTTAATTTTCGCGCCAGCAGCGGCACCAGTCTGAATACAGCGATGAGCACGGGTCAGAGCGTGACGGTTGCCTTCCTCGTGACACAAGGAACCACTGCATACTACAACAGCGCAGTGCAAGTCGATGGTGTGTCCGTTACGCCAAAATGGCAAGGGGGTTCAGCACCCGCAGTGGGTAACGCTAGCAGCATTGATGTGTATACCTATACCATCATCAAAACTGGTGCTGCAACATTTACCGTGCTTGCTTCTCAAACGAGGTTTGCATAATGCCACTGATCGGCACTCGCGCTACTGCCTCATCAAGAGGCTTCGGTCTTTTTGGCGTTGGCGGCAATTGGATAAACACGCTTGGTAACGCAACAAACACCATAGCAAATTTTGGTGTTGCGGTTGACTCGACTGGTAATGTTTATACAGCAGGCTACATAAACACATCCGGAAACGCCGCGACAATACAAAAGACAAACCCAAACGGTCAAATAATTTGGCAGCGGTCATTAAGCAACGGAGCAAATAGTCTACGGTATTTTAGTTTGTCGCTCGACTCTTCAAGTAATATTTATGTTGCAGGGTCACAAAACAATACTGATGGCGTCTTGTTGGTTAAGTATAACTCGTCTGGCGTCTTGCAGTGGCAAAAAACGGTGTTCGGTGGGACAAACGGTTCCGGAGTATTGGTTGCTGACGCATCCGGCAATTTTTATGTGGCTACAGACTACGACGATGGCACTACAGGCTTTATATATGTAGCCGCCTACAATACATCTGGAACTCAGCAATGGTCGTATTCCTACGAAGTGTACGCCGAAAGATACTATGCAGATAGCATATGTCTAGACACTTCTGGAAATATAGTTGTGGTTGGTAGTACAGTTGGTGGTTTTGCAGCGCCAGTACTAAAAATAAACAGTTCTGGTGTACAACAATGGTTAAATGGTTTTAGTGGCGTCGCTTCCCTGCGAGGGTGTGCAGCAGATTCTTCAAACAATATTTACGTTGTTGGCGGGGAGTCAGGTGCAACTATTAAACTTTTTGTTGCCAAATACAACTCGTCTGGAACTTTGCAATGGCAAAGAACGCTTGATGGTGTGGGAGCTGATTACCTGTACGGTGTATCTGTCGATTCTAATAATGACGTCTACGTAACAGGTTATGTGACGCCGTCAAGCAATGATGTAGTCGTTGCCAAGTACGACACTTCTGGCGTTTTGCAATGGCAAAGAACCATTAGTGGCGTGGGGAGTGATTTTGGCTACGCTATCACAACCTTCCAAGACAATTACTACGTTGCTGGAACAACTGCTAGTCAACTACAGACGCTTACTGCGGACTTCCCAAAGAACGGCTCAAAAGTCGGCTCTTACTATGTTGGCGGCAATACAATAACATACGCAGTATCGTCTTTGACTGACGCCGCTGGGTCGGCAACACCAGCAAGTAGTTCGTTTACAAGAACTACGTTAAGTGACACAACAACAAACACTTCCTTTACAGACGCAGCCACAACGTACACAACGTCTGTTGTTCAAATATAAGGTTTTATATGATTGACATTCTTGGTGGCGGTCTTCTTGGATCTATTTTTGGTGGCCTATTCCGCCTTGCGCCAGAAGTGCTTAAATTTCTGGACCGCAAAAACGAGCGGCTGCATGAACTCAAGATGTTTGAGCAGCAGTGCCAACTGGAGCAGATGCGCGGCGCACAGAAACTTCAAGAGATTGGCGCGGTTCATGGCATGGCCGTAGACAC